AATCTCTTTTGTCATACGATCTACATAATATTTATGAAACTCGACAACGAGTTTTTTCGTGTTTGATAACTGCATACCTTCACGAATCTTGGAATTAAAAAAGATTTTCAATTGACCACCTAAACTGAGAATAGTTTTCTCTTTAGCCAATACGTTAAAGAAACCACCAGCTTTTTTAATTGCACCCTTAACTTGATTTATCTTCGCATCAAGTGCTTTGATACCTTTTTTATCTAAACCAGTTACTTTACTAACATTCTTCACACCAGCATCTTGTGACCAGACATTTTTAGTTGTTTTAAACCTACTCGCGTCAACACCAAAAGAAGCCTTCAATCCTGCAATCGTCTTACCAGTATATTTAGTATGCCATACAACACCAATACTGGATTTACGAATTGAACTAGCTAAATCACTATCATCTGGAACAGCATATGTAATTGTGTTAGGTGTGAATGTCAAACTTGACACCCCATCTATATTTTCTTGTTTCAGATCATCTTTAGTAAACATAATATCGCCTTGGAATATTCCCGGCATATCCAGTTTAGGAAAATATTTGAGTGCAACTTTTAATTTATCTGACAAACCACCAGAACCATGATTGGATGCTATATCAGCATTCGTATAATTTATTTTTGGTGTCTTGTTAAACAAAGACTTTGTTGCAACAAAAAACTTCCCGTTCTCTGGATTCACTCCTGCAAAAACTGCTGGGGCCCCATCCCACTTGACTGTTACATCAGTAGAACCTTTCCCAGTTCCATTTAACATATCTTTTAAAGAGTTCAAGAATCTAACTGCTGTCTTAGCACCATTCAAGCCATTATTAATTATCTCATCTTCAAGATGTTCTAAATGAGTATTCTTATCTTCAATTAAATAAGTACCAAATTTTATCATAGCTTATCTAAACTCTCTATTAAACACAAGGGACAATCTTCAAAAGGAATAGAACGAAATGGACAAATTCGTTCATGTTCTATCTCACCAAGACCACCCATTGTGTGAATAGCTGTACTATTATTCTTCGACTTCTTAGTCAGTTTCTCAGCTGATTTTTTAAACAATTTTATAAGTTTTTTCTCTGGCATATCTATATATATTTATATCAAATTCCTCTAATATTTATAATAACTGGACATTTGGCTAATATTTCCAATCAGCAGTAGCTATTTTAACATCTTTATGATGTTTCAAAAACGGCGAATCAGTAGAACTTGCAGCTGTTTTCTTAACAAAGGTTGTACCAGAACCACCATCTGCCAATACTGGTTGTTTTGATTGTGAAATACTTTCCAATCTCATTCGTTTCTTATTCATGCCCAACATAAACTTAGCATTAATAGTTACATCACTATAACGATTCTTCAATTGTTTGAACATTAACTGTCCACCATTATCTTCCTTTGCCACAATAGCTAACATAAGGTCAGCGGTGGCAGGTAACCCAAACGACTCGGATATATTTGAAAGATCCGGGTCCGAACTCATATATCCTTCACGATTTAGTTGGGAACTTGTGATTACAGGAACTTTTGACTCAACTGCAAAACCACGAATCTCCTCTGCAATAGATTTAATATAAACATAAGTATTCATGTTTGCTGTCCACTTCACTCTATTGGAAGAACAAATATTTAGATAATCCAATATGACAATCTGTGGTGTAAATCGTTTCTTGATCTTCAACTCTCTTAAAAGAGATCGAAAATTACCAACATGAGCTCCTGATGTTGGATACTCTTTAATGATTAATCTTCCAAAATTTCTTGTAGAGTTCATCATCTTTTCAATCTTAGAATTAAACGACTCACGAGGAAGAAATCGTATCTGGTCTATATCAACATCCAAAAGATTTGCATCTATTCGTTCTGCTATCTTCTCCTGTGACATCTCCAATGTAATATACAGAACATCAAATCCCTGCTTCACATACTGTGCAGCCAAATGAGTTTTAACTAATGTTTTACCAACACCAGTTCCACCAAGAAAAACTGTAAGAGTTTTTGGTGTTATACCACCACCAGTAATTTTATCCAACATCTCAATATTGAATGGAAACTTCTGCTCTCGTTTATGATAATAATCCCAACGATCTTCTGCATCTTCAATATAATTATGTCCAACACTTGTATCCAAAGATACTGCAAGAGCATCTGTCAATATATCTGGTATTGCATCTTTTGGTTTCTTAGTATCTTTACCTTCCAGAATTGCAATCGAATCTACAATACCATTATAGACAGCTTGGTCTTTTGCCCACTTCTCTGTTTCATGTACTAACCATTCATGATCGTCTGTTTTTGTTTTATATGTTGTCAATACTTCCATGCAATTCTTAAATGTTGCTTCATTCAAATCATCTCTACTCGTAATCATATTTTCAAGTGCTGGAAGTGTTGGAGGCTTATTATATTCTTGAATATGATTCTGTATCTCTGAAAATATAATCTTCTCTGGATAAGCTTTAAAATATTCTGGTTTTAAAAACACTCCAATCAGACTTGCATACTCATCACTAAATATTAAATTTTCCAGTATTAACTGCTCTGTCCTCATAAAAGTTTACCCTTATGTAATATCACGCGTGGATCATTAAGAATTAATAAATTTCTAAGTATCTTACCTATTTCAACTTGAAACTGTTCTTCACTCTTTTCAGTTACAGCACGATTCAAATATTCTTTATCAGATGGATAACCATTATCTCTATAATTTCCACCAATAATTTCATATCCAAAAACTATATCAAATTCACCTGGTGTATGCTTATGGTCTAATTCAACATTTTTAAAATAAAATTCTACTCCTTTAAACTTCCCTTCCTGAAGTATAAATCTATATAATGGACTTGAATTAAATCCAACAGCTGATCTATCTGTCTCCATTATCATCCTCCATAATCCATTTAGATAATAAATATTTTTGAGCCATAATACTCTGTGTTTGACCAAATGACATAATACCAATCAAACCATCTACCATTAACAAAAAACAATACAATAAATATTTCAATCTACCATATGGTAATCCTCTATGTCGTGTCTTTTGAAATAATGCTTCTTTCTCAACACCAGTTTCAATACCCATACTCTCTGTAATCTTCATCTCCTCAAGAGATTCTTTCAATTCTTCAGCTTCATCTGGATAATATACTTTACCAGTAGTAAAATCAATTTTCATCTAATACTTCCTTTATCAATTGCCGACTTTCATTGACATTAACTTCTAAAAATGGTTTATAATTATAACATAAAGTTTTCTGATCTCTCCATATTGGATCAATCAATTTCTTATCTATCTGTTTTGTAAAATCTAAACACACATCCATTACAGTAAAAGTTTCTAATGAAATATCTTCACCCAATAACAATTTTAATATTGGTGGGTGATTAATTCCATCACACTCAAACAAATCATTAAACTGTAAATTATATTCTCTTAAATACTCTACTATTACTTTTATATTTCTCTGAAAATGAAGTGAGAAACTATCCATCTTAATTCTATATTCATCATAATAATCATCAAGAAATTCTGATGGATAGTTTTTACCTCTAGTCAACTGTGACAAATAATAATATATCAAATCAAATTCTTTCGTCATCTTTTTTCCAAGAGATGTAAAGAAACCTCGTTGCCATGAAAAACCAGTCTTATGTTCAAACTTGGCAAAATACTTTTCCATAGAAGAAATCGTACCCCAAGGCGCATTACCAAAATACTTGAAGTAATCATACGAACCAGTAAAATGCAAATACATTCCATGATATGTTTTCCAAGCACGAAAAGTTCTATTTGTTTCTACTGTTTTCTGTTTTGGAAATGTAATCATTTAATAAACCTTTGTTTTAAACTGGTTTGGCTGTAATCATGAGTGTTTTCCCTTCTATTGCCACTGACTCGCAACTCTAAATTATGGTCGTACCAAGTATGCTGTGCTTTCTTTCTCCTCTCATCATTTGATTTTATTACATCATCTTTACTTTTCTTTAAATCTTTCAAAATCATTTCATAAACTTCAATCAATTCATCAACAGTATCTCCCATATGTCTCAACGGACTTTCTGAAATATCAGTGTATCCATCTATAGCTCCATCTTCATCATAATATGCTTCCACAACTTCGTAAGCATTTTCTTCATCATGTATAATTTCTAATATTCTATAATTCCAATTCATTTCTTTTCCTCACTTAGAAATTTTATCAATCGTTTCGTCCCTTCTTCTCCTAATATAGTTTCATCCCAACCACAATCACCACCAAAAATATATTTCACAGCATAATAAATTCGTTTATACCACGGCAACCAATTATTCAGTTGAACATGAAAATAAAATTCATCTTCATCATCATATTTGGAAACATAAAACATATGATTTGGTAAATAACAGGCACATTCAAATAATTCTATTTTTTTCAAATCATCCTCCATATTAAACATTACTCATCATACGTTTTTCTTTCTTTGCAATTCTTTCTTTTTCTAAAGAATTCCATTCTTTCCTTTTTCCCTCTAATTTCTTTTTCAATTGTTTAGTGCGTTTCTTGAGCAACTTAATATGTCGTTTTCTTCTTAAAACTCTTTCATTTTTCATAGTACCTCCTTCATTAGAAATGTACAAACCACTGGATCCTGATGATTTAGAACTAGCCAAACAATTCCAAATGGTGCAAATATAGCGACTAGAAAATATAACAATGAAACAGTAATAAGTACCAATCCTCCAATAATTTTTAAGAATTCATTCATAGTGCTCTCCTTAATTGTTATATCTATTATACGCTATAATGACTTGAAATACAAGGAAGAAGTTGGATTTAATTAAGTTATTGAAAAATAAGGGGTTATAAGTTGTTGATTTTAAAGGGATTTTTGACACTCTCAGATGCGATTTGACGTTAGATTATTAAAGGTATACTATACCATGTATTTCCCATAATATCGCATTAAACCGCGGTTTAATCACCTTAAATCACATAATAGAACATTAACTATATTCCTCATTTGATGCTCCTGGAATATTATTACCGTTACATTCCATTTCATACCAACTTTCCATACCAGTAAAATCATCAGTGCAATCTAATTTTACTGACAGATTATATTGTCTTACCGGAATATCTTCAAAACCCAGTACTAAAGTTTTGGAACATTTCTCACAATTTATTTTTTGACTTTTAATTGATACTGCTACATAAGCGGGAATATTTGTAGATTGAAAAAATGCCTTTTTTGCTTTTTCATGTATCACTTGAACATTATTTTTTTCTTTGCAAACAGGACAATAAAAAATTATAATATCATAATCCATAATAAACCTCTATTTTATAAAAAATGTTACAAACAACACACCACATATTAACAGGCCAGCTGCTAAAAATATTATCGTACCTAATAATATACTTATCCATGTAAGCAAAGAAATATGAGGATCATTATGTCCATGAGTTGCTATACCCATATTTGGATATTGTTTCAACATAAATTATTCTATTTGTGCTTTTTGTAATTTACCACTAAAATCAACTACCATATTTTTTACATAAGTTACTGCATCAAACATTTGACTACCTGCCTCTCGACTACTGATAGGACTTGTATCTTTTATACCACCAAAGTTTTGTCCTACCTCTGCACCGATACAACTCGTATTAACATATGCTAATCCTGTTTCAACATCTCTCATAAATTTAAAACTTTCATTTATATCTTTAGTATAGATAGCTGCACTTAATCCATATCTAGTACCATTCACAATATTCATCATTTCATCAAAAGTTTCATATTCAATAATTGCAACAACAGGCCCAAAGATTTCTTCTTGTGCTAATTCATTATCAGGTTTAATATCCGTGAAGATAGTAGGAACATAAAAATAACCTCCGGTGTTGCCGGAAACCGCTATAAAGAAACTGCGTCCTGCGTGACCACCAGTTAGTAAATAATCACCACGTTCAATAGCTCTCATTACATAACCATCAACTTTATCTAATGCTTTCTTGTTAATCAAAGGACCTACATCAGTATCATCGTCTAAACCATTACCAATTTTTAATGATTTTGTTCTGGCAACTAATTTTTCTGTAAATTCTTTTTTAACTTTCTTATCAATAATCACTCTACTACAAGCTGTACATCTTTGTCCAGTTGTACCAAAGGCACCAAAAATTACTCCTTCAACGGCAAGATCGAGGTCTGCATTTTCTGTTACTGTAATAGAATTCTTTCCACCAAGTTCAAGTGAATATTTCTTTCCAAGTTTTGAACATTCTTTTGCAATTAAACTACCAGTTGCTGAAGAACCTGTAAATGAAATAACTTTTACTTTTGGATGTTTTACTAAAGGCATACCAGCAGTTGGCCCAAAACCAGTTACAACATTAAATACACCTTTTGGTAATCCTGCTTCATGTAATACCTCTGCTAACTTAATAACAGACCACGGTGTATCTTCTGCTGGTTTTAAAACGACTGTATTCCCTGCAACAATTGCTGGAAATGCTTTCCATGCTGGAATTGCAATTGGAAAATTCCACGGAGTAATCATACCAATTACACCATAAGGTAATCTGACACTCATACTCAATTTGTTTTCTAATTCAGAAGGAACCGTTTCACCTGTTAATCGTCTACCAGCACCAGCGGCATAATATGCAATATCAATTGCCTCTTGTACATCACCACGGGTTTCAGCAAGGACTTTTCCCATTTCAAGAGTCATTCCTTTAGCAATACATTCTTTATCTCTTGCAAGAATCTCTGCGGCCTTGAAAAGAATCTCTGCTCTTTTGGGTGCAGGAACATTCTTCCAAGTTTTAAATGCTTCTGAAGCAGATTCAACTGCATCATCAATACAGAACTCACAAGAATTTTGAAATTGACCAATTACTTTCGTAGTATCTGCTGGATTAACATTATCAAATGTTTCTTTACCTCTTTCAGATATTTTTTCACTCCATGCACCATTAATATAATTTTGATATATCATAACAATCTCCTATACAAAGTTAGGTCCTACTGTCCAACAAACAATCGAATAACGTGTGCCTTTTATTACTGGTGTGACTCTATGATAATCTCTGCTATCAAATACAACAACGGATCCTTGATCTCTTATATCTTCAATAACCCGATCTTCCATTGGTCTTTCACCACGATAAAATTCTAAGTGTCCACCTTCATATGTCTTAGGATCTGATAAAGAAAATGTCAAAGATAACTTGCGTGATTCTCCACCTGGACTAATACCACTTTCATTTATATCTTGATGCCACCCATAATGTCCACCATCTCTGTACCGTGCAAATTGTACTGGTTGAAAAATATTAAATTTATAATTAAACTTTATCTCATTAGCCAATGTCAAAAAATGCCATGCAATTTCATTAACTCTATCATCATCTTCATTATCTGGTGTTACAAATGCAATATCTGTTTTACGAATCCTAGGATCAACGCGGCCGAATTGGCCGACCGCATCAGAATCTCCCTTATTCAATACAGAAGCTTCACTAAAATTTGTATTTTTAATACAATAGTCAAGAAGCCTTTCACATTCTTTCTTTGGTACTGCTCTTGGAAAAACATGAAACATTACAATCTCCTATTCATTCCAATGTGGACTCATT